GGTCTCAGCAACGGGCGCTACCGGGGTTTCTGCCTTGGTCTCCGTCGTCTCCGGCTCAGCCGGCTTCTCGGCTACCGTTTCCGCTGGTTCCGCCGCGCCAAACTGCGCGAAGGCTGCGGTGAAGTCGTTGTCATCCTGTTGCTGCTGTGTTTCCGGGGGCATGTCTTACTCTCCTTGGGCAAAAGTTTTACGGTAGGGTGCCTGAGACTCAGCCATGCTCGGCTGGCTCAACTTGTTACGTATCTGCAAAAGCGTTCGTGCCTTCGCCTGTGCCGCCTCGAATTCGTCCTTCGCTACGGCAACCAGCGCATCCTTGGCATCCTCGTACATCAGGTCAAGCAGGCGTACTACTTGCTGCACGTCGTGGTTGTTTCGTGCCTGCTGTATTCCCGCCAGCACCTGCGCCATTTCCTGCTTCCGTTCCACTTGTCAGTCCTTTTTCCAAGATGTCCAGTGTTGCCTTGACCTGCGTTGCCTCGGCGCTCGCGGCGTTTTTCTGACCCTGCGAGATGCTCTTGAACGCTTCGGCCAGTGTCTTGCGTACCTCTGCGGCGACCATTTCCTCGTTCTGCAGCGCGGCCTTCTGTGCTTCCGCTGCCGCTGCTTCCCGACGACGGGTTGCTTCTGCCGAGCTTACCAGCATTCCGCTCAGGTCGCGTACAGCAAATCGCTGCTCGACCATCTTGCGCTCGTCCACGTGCAGTTTCTCCTCGGGCGTCATGGTCGCAGCCAACTGGTCCAGCTGCATGCCGCGCACTTCCTTGGCGATCAGGCTGGTCGCGCCCCGGGCGATGACGTTGTAATCCCCGGCAAACTCCGGTTTCGGGTTGAACTTGCGGTTGAACCACACCAGCGAGGTGATGTACGACTGGGTGAACGAGTCGAAGTTGCGGATGATGTCCTTGAACGGCAGGGCTGCATCGCCCCGGATCATCGACGCGCCAGCGGCAGTGCGCATCGGCTCGCTCGGGCCTTTCTCCATGTCGCCGCCCGTGGCCGGCCCGACGAAAGTCTCCATGTCGGCAAACTTCATGAACAGGTCGATCGTCTTCAGCAGCTCGTCCATGTGGCTGTCGATCTGCACGTTGCGTACCGCCTGCTGCTGCGCGTCAAGGCCCAGACCCTCGCGGTACCAGATTTTGTACGCGTGCACGCTGGTCAGGTCTTGGTCAAGCCGTAACAGCTCAGTATTCAATTCGAGGTTGGGTCCGCACACCACGCTGGCGTTGTCCAGCAGCATCCTCGATGCAGCACACACTGACATTTGACTGTCGCGCATGACGTTGGGCAGGCCGTTACCTATCGGGCTGGTGTCATCTTCGTCAAACAGGAACGTGTGAATGGTCTGCACGTCCGTGCCAAGTTTGCGCCATGGGTTGAGGTCGGCCTTGATGACGTTGTTGTCGATCATCCACACTTCCGCTTCGAGGTCGTCCGCCATGCGGTCTTCCGGCACGTCGACGCCTGCCATCTGCAGGAACTGGCCGCTGACCGGACCGTTCCACACGATCACTTCGTACTTGGTCGTCTCGGCCTTCTGCTCGTTGACGTTGATCTTGACGCCCATGGTGCGCAGCTCAGCCTCGAACGGCTGTGCCTTGTAGTTGCCCGTCTGACCGGTCGTCTTGAGGTAGGTCTTGATGATCTCGCCGAAGAAATCCTGCCGGTCGGCCAGTTTGCGCACCTGATGGCGGGACATGACCAGACGGATGAAGTACCCGTCCATGCTGCGCAGCGTCTTGGCACTCATGTCCGGGTAGAAGTCCCACACCGGCAGGAACTCGAACATGGGCTTGTACTGGGTCTGCACCTTGGGCGCCGGCATCCCGGTACTCAGGTCGATCCCCCACTTGGTTTTCTGTGTCGCCGTCACGAACGGCCCGCGCATCACACCGAGGCCGTACATGATGCCACTCTGGACCACGCGCCGGTTGAGCGCGATGTAGTCGAGCGACTGGTCGCCCCCCAGTTCCTGCAGCTGGTCGTCGATCTGCACGGAGAGCTTCTCGGCCCGCTTCTGGGCCAGCTCCATCACGGCATCCTCCACGTCGTCATCGGTGAGGGGTGACTGGTCACCCGCCGCCTGCTTGGCCTGCATCAACTGCTGCAGCACCTGCATCACTTCCCCCGGCTCCATGTCCGGGCTGGGGCTGGCCTTCAGCTCCCAGTTGCGCTCGTTGCCCGGGAACATCAGGTTCATGACACGCGACAGCACGCTGATGCACTTGACCCGGGTGATGCGCGGGTAGGCCCGCGAGCGGTTGACCGACAGGTCACGCTCGATCTCCGGATCGTACTGGCCCAGATACTGCCGCAGGTTGCGCATCCACTTCAGCTCGGCCACCCTGCGGTCACTGACGTACTGGGTGAACAGCGACGACAGCTTGTTCCCGAGCGCCTTCAGGTCATCCGCCTTGATGACTGCTACGGGTGCATTTTCCGGCGCTTGCACCGGGACGTCCTGCGGGGGTGTCAGTTCTGCTTGCATAGGGTTCACCTGAAGTGGTAGCCGGCGCCGCTTTGTGCGGGTGGCTTGAATCCTACCACACCTCGTCCGCCATACCGTTCAGCACGTTCAGCGAGCTTGGCATAATGTCTTGCCAGATAACCGAACGCATCCCCCGGGTGCGAGTACGCATTCTTCTCCGGGTCGGCACCCTTGATGATATCTTTCTTGGGGTCCAGCATGAACCGCCAGCCCCCTTTGAGCGCCCGCACCAGTACCGGACACTCCTTGCCGTCGATGAGCAGCGCCGGCCCGACATCCGTCAATCTCGTGGTGTAGTGCTCGATGGCGTCGAGCCGGGGCGCCAGCCGGTTGTTGGTGTCGTACTTGACGTCGAAGTGCTTGCGCAGCACGTCCACCACCGATTTCTCGTTGCTCTGCCCCCGGTTGGCCGATGCCGGGTCCGGCGCGATCAGCACCCTCGCGTTGGGGAACCGCCTGCGCAGGTACGGTTTCAACCGTTCACTGATGAGCCTTTCAGCCCCCATCCCGTTCTGTACCAGCTCGCCGTACACCCGCAGCCGGCCATGCAAATCTTCCTGTCCAAAAATGAACGCGCTGCCACCAATGCCCGGGTCGAAGCCGATGACGATGGGTTGCATGGGGTCAAATTTCAGGGGTGATGGCGAGATGTGCATATCCGGGTTGAATGTGGGCACCACAGGTTTGCCTGCGATGCTGTAGCCCCATTCCGCCTCGATGAACTGCTTGACCCAAGCGAGCGACTTGCCCTTGGCTTGGTTGGTGTAATACTCCCGCCCACCCGGCAGGTTGTCGAGGTTTTCCGCCCCGGCACTGAAGCCGGACGGTTGCAGGAAGTAACGTGCGTTCTCCGGCAGGTTCTCGTGCAGGTAGTCGAACCACGGGTTGTCCTCGGTCGACGGGTTGGACGATCCCCACATCCCCCAGTTGGTCGCCCCGCCGTCCTTCATGGACGGGAAGCGTCCGAGACGCGCCGACAGCGCATCGACGATCTCCATGGGTATCTGGACAAATTCGTCGAGGATGGCGAACGTCACTTCCAGCGACAGCACCCGGGCCACGTCGTCCGGGGTATCCAGCGGTCGGAACAGCACCTCGCATTCGACGTCATCGAAGCGCAGCGTGAACTTGCTCTCGGTGGCCCGCCACGTGCCGGCCTGCCCGTCCTTGAACCAGTAGTTCCACGACACGATCGTGGTGTCCCTGAGCTGCGGCGCCGTGTTCCGTACCACGACTGCCCGGGTGCGCCGAACGCCGTCCGGCCCGGGTTTCTGCAGCTTGGCCATGCGCACCAGCTTGAAGAAAAGTCCAGTGGTCTTGCCGGAGCCGACCGGCCCGACGATCCAGTCGTAGAACAGCTCTGCCGGCCTGTAATCGACGATGTAATCCTTGATCGTCGGGGGCGGCGTGTAGTTGATTACGTTCGCTGCCATCAGTCCGGGCCTGCCTTGTACGTATCGCAGATGAGGCAGCGGTTTATCGTCCTGCCGGCCATTTGGCGACTACGGGTTTTATCCCAACAGTGCCCGGTCAACACCCAGCACCAGAACGCTCGCAATCTGAACATGGTCAGCCCAAGTAGCGTATGTCAGGTACTGCAGTCACCGGCCCAAAAATCGTGTTCGGCGGTAGCCACGTGGGTGACGGCCAGTACGGCTGAGTCTGGGGTTGCGGTGCAATCCGTTGGGCTTCGAGCGCCAGCAGGCGCATTTCCAGCTGGGCGACCCGGGACTCCAACAGTGCGATCCGTTCGGTTTTCGTCATGGTTTCTCAGCCCAAGTTAATGTTGATCTGGAGGTTGTTAGCGTTCGCTCCGGCCTTTTCCGCAGGCTCGGCCAGCCCTGCTGCGCGTACCGTGAACTTCAACAGGTCGGCCCGCACACTGGCCGGCACGTCCTCGTTGTTGCTGTGGATCATTCTCCAGCTGGTTTTCAACAGCTCCTCGGACTGCAGCTTGGCCTTGAGCTTGAAGCTCATGCCGTCTTTCTTGACCAACTCCACCGCAGCAGCCAGATCGGCCCGGAACACCGGGTCTTCCTTCAGTACCAGCCACTCGTCATGGCTGATGTTGTACGCCTGACAAATCTGGGGCAGCGGGGCCGTGCGCAGGGCGATCTCCACCGGCAGCGTAGGCGGGTACGTTCCGATCTCAGCCGGGTTTTCGGGGTTGATACTGGTGGTCAAGGAGGTTCCCATCAGCCAAGGAACCTGAGCTTGTAACGTGCGGAGCTGAGTAGGGCCAGCAGCTCGTCGAGGATGTTCTGCAGGGGCTGGTCGTCCGGGCCAAAGCTGAGGTAGTTGCTCTCGATCCAACTGGTCAGTTCGGACATCACCACCAGCGCGTCGGCAACTTTGGGCGCCGGGGCCGAATATGTCGAGATCAGGCCATTGTCACCCTGATACACCTCGGCGAACGAATCCACCAAGGGGATGATCGCCTCGTACAGTTCCTTCAGCGCCACATGCTCGGCATACGACGTCGTTTTCAGGTGGGCCACATGAGCCACCGTGCGCAGGTTGAAACAGCGCATGATTAGCTCGCCAGCGAGTTTGTGTTTGTCCATGCGTGAGTTGTATCTGGCTTTCTCGTGTCTGTCAAGCGGGGATACGTACAGCCAGCGAACGTGTGGGTGGAACATGTT